GGGTCGCTCGTGGCTATACGCCACGCCTTTTTCGCAGGCTTCTGCTTGTCTTTCTATCGTGCATTATGTCACTTGTGACATCTACTCCACGATTAGCAAGTATTTCCGTGTCGCTGATATACTCCTTATCAAGCATATTATCTACAAGCTGAGAAGTATCATATAGTTGTCGGCTCTGATTAGTCTGCAAATACAAACGGCTGTAAAGCTTTTTCGGCATATATGACTTATTCTCCGTATACGCTTCATACTCGTCTATATCATAGGTTTTGACCTTGATAAGGCGTGTATAAGGGTGACGGAATGTAGCACGACACGTTGACACTGTAGCCGTTATATCTCGTATCTGCTTATCAAGCAGATTGAAACGCTGAACTGTCGCAAGTATCATCATCTTGCGCTTTCTGCACTGGCAGAGGTGCTGAAAAAGCGGTTTAGGGACGGCTCTTTTACCACCAGAGAAATCACGAGAATTAAAGATAGTACCTATCTCATCAATAACCACAATGCAATTTTTAGGAGCGTGCAGGATATCTTGAGCGGAATTAAGCTTATATATATTCGTCCACTCAGGGAAGTTTTGAAGATTGATATTTGTTAGTATAGACAACTGAGGATAACGCACGCAATAGTTATATGCTATCTGAGCGAGGGTTGACGTTTTACCAGTGCCGAATTTACCGGTATAAAGGTGAATGCCCCAACCTTGAAAGATAGCAGAGTTGTTGAAGTATGCACCGAAAAGGTGGTCATAAACCTCATAGGTGATAAAGGGCGGTATTTGTTTTATGTAATCAAATAGTATCATAACATTAATCCTTTCTAAAATAATCAACAAGATGATAAACAGAAAAAATAAGATGATGTATAATAATCTCCAAAAGAAAAGAAAAAACAAATCCAAATAAAGCAGTTTGTTTAGGAGTAGTAAAGGGATATGAAACAATACTATTAAAAGTAATTACATGAAAAACTATAAAGGGAGCAATGAAAAACCAAGTATCAAGCATACAACACATAAAGTTAATTATATGAAATAGTTTTCTATTCATGTAACACCTCACACCGCACTTGCACAACGTGTCATGCGTATCATCACATTATAGAAGAACTTACAGAAGATACAGAGCATAACCACAGCAAATATAAAAGCCATGCCGAGAAGCAAAGCGTCATATCTATTCATGACTTCTTGCGAGAGATCACAACCCATTGACTTCAAAAGCTGAAAAAATGGGTTATTTTCATCAAACACTATGTGTACTTTCATTATCATTCACCTCACTATCATTAGTTTCAACCGCAGGAACGGCTTTTATTTCAACATCTTCACCGAACATAAGATATTCTATAAGCTGTTTTCTGTTTCCGCTGAACTCATGTTCAGCTTTAAAGTTTCTAAGGTCAGTGAAGAAACCTATAACACCGCTTATAGTACAAACCATAAAGCAGACAACGAGTATAAACAAAACCAAGTTAAGCATTTTTCTACCTCCTAACGAGCCATACAAGAGAAAAAATCATCAATACGGCAAGAACAAAACATATTATATTAACCATTATAATTACTCCTATCGTTTTAAAAGATATATAATGAAAGCAGATGAACAGGATAAAATCATACTGCCGACAATAACAGAACCAAGAGAAAAAGTATAAGAGCCAAAATCAAAAGTATAAGACATACAGAGAGTTAAATTATAAAAGATAGCTTTGAAAGCATAAATAATATCCATACACACCACCTTATTTAATTAGGTTAGAAACAGCATTAAAAATATACTGAGAAATGTTACGGCAGGCAGTGAAGCCAGTTGAAAAAATCGTTTCAAGAACAGCGTCAGGGATAAGATAAAACAATATAGCAGATACAAGAATAGCAACTACACGCATAATATACCCCCTTATTGAATGACATACTTAATAAGTGCAAGTGTGAGAAATGTAACAAACCATGCTGTAAAAGTAGCAATAAACCAATCAGGAAGAATACGGATTGAAGCAGTTAAAAACTCAAAATATGAGCTAGAGGTTGAAAAAATAGATGAAAAATCAGTATAATCAACACTAGCAAAATTTTTAGAAAAAGTATTATCTTTATCATGCTTCTTCTGTTCTTCAAGTGTGCGTTCTTCTGATAAAGTACCGTCTTTATTTACTGATTGATAAGTACCAGGAGCAACAGGACTTTTTGAAAAATCAAACGGATTTGTTTTAATCATATCAATATCATTGCCCTTGCCGTCTTTAAGCGGAACATATTTCGGATAACTATCAAAACTAAATTGAGCAGTATAAACAGAATAACAATCAGATTTTGAAAAATAATCAAGATAACCAGTATCATCAGTGTCCCATTTATCAACATTAATATAATCAATATTATTAAAGTTAACACCATTAGGACCTCTATCAACACTATAAGCTGATTTAAAGCTACCATTAAAAACAGATTGACCGCTTTCCGTAGGGAATAAAGTTTCACAAGTAAGGATAGAATTAAGAACGGATATAACTTCAAACTTTTCTGCATCTATATTTTCAAGAGGTATAGAAAGCTGATAAGTAGGCAAATTCTTTATAACAGCCTGATATTTTTTATAAGAACAATTTTCAGAAGCAATATCAGATTGCATTGTATGTTTAAAATATTCTTTAAAATCTACAGTAAAGTACGGATACAAACCATTAGCATAAACAGCCGTACTAGTTGAGCCATCTATATCTCCATTATCTTTATCAACAATACTATAACGTTGTTGAGATAGATATGTATATACACTGTTTTGTGTAACAGTTCTAAGAGGTTTAGAGGGATCTGAAAGAGATATAAAATAAATACACTTAGATTTACCACAGCCTGTTAAATCAAAAACTTCTGCAAGATTTTTTGTACCAAGAATAGCTTCAATACTTTCACTATCAAGTTTTCCAACTTCAACATTTAATTTCATTTCAGCATAGCGCCTAATATACCAATCAAGATAATCTTGATTAAGAGTCAATGTAACATCAATAGACTTTGTTTCATAATCAGAAGTTTTACGTTTAAGATTAAGTTTAAGGTCAGGACTATATGTAACAGAAAACGGAGCAGGAACTTCAGATTTAGGTTTACCAAATTCATACTTGTCACCAAATTTTACATTACAATTTGTATCGTAAATCTGCCATGAAAGAACATAATCAAAATTATCTGTTGAAGATGTACCATTTACATATAAATCACCGAATAGACTTGAACGAGTGCTAAAGAAAATACGATAAGAAGTAAATGATTTACTATCAGTATTTTTAATATAATAAGATTTGTTTTTCTCATAAACTTCAAAATTATTGGAATTATCACAGTTAAACCAATAAAAGCCGATTTGATTAAATGAGCTATCATAATACGGCAACATCATAACATAATTTTTGAACTTGTCAGGATATTTTGATTTAAGATATGATAAAGCTGTTTTATATTGTTCTTCAAATTCGGGGTTATAACTACCTGTTGGCAAATCAGAATTTGTTAATGCGAATGCAGGAACGGCACAACATATCATCACAACAAGTGCAGAGATCATACACAACACTTGCTTAATCTTTTTTCTCAATTTATCAACTTCCTTTCAAAAAAATTAAGCGGAGCAATTTGAATTACTCCGCTTATGTAAATGGTTTTGCTTATACAGCGTGTCTGAACTTGGCGAAAAGTCCTGCACCTGAGCCGAGAAGAGACAGACCTACAAGAATTGCAATAGGTACGTTGCTTGTCATAGCATCCCAACAAGAACCAAAAACAGTAACGGCATTACTAAGCATTGTTGTAACAGCTTCCATTATTAGCAAAACTCCTTTCTTATTAAATTTTTATAACAGCGGTTTCACCGCTAATTATTTTGTGTTGCAGTGAAGTGTTCCGTCTGCATTAATTACGGTGATATCAACAAGCTGAGAACGTCCGTTGAATATCTGATAGTTCAGCATTACATCACAGCCAAGAAGCTTATTGAAATCCTCAGAATTTCCGTTAAGTCTGATTGCATTTTCGGTCGGTATTTTCAGAGTATCGACCATTTTTCCGTGACAGTCGGGGTTATCAACTTCCTGCAGAAGCTGAAATACTACCTTTTCGGGGCTGTTAATCTGCTTGCCCTCTATTACTCCGTTAAATGCTTTCTTTTTTGTCCAGCCTACAATCGTTGTTTTCATGATTTTTTTCCTTTCTGAGGTTTTTCGGCTTTTCCTCGTGCCTTTTCCTTTGTGTTTCTTTTTCGTGTCCCTTTTGCCCCTGCTGGCGCTAGGGCGGAACGGCAAGCGACTTCATTCGCTTTGCTCATGAATTCCATTGCCTATTTTTTTAACTTAAATTTCTTTTCGCTTCACTCAAATAAATTTAATTTAAAAAAATTCCATGGGACACTTACGATTATCAAGTGATTAGTACAATAATGTACTACCGACATATATAATATACCCCATTTTTGTACTATTGTCAATAGAACAATTATGTACTATGATATAATTTGTATGAATAAACAAATAAGTGAGGTGATTTTTATTAATTATTATCAAAGACTTAGAGATTTAAGAGAGGATATGGAACTAAATCAAAGCATGATAGCGAAAATTCTTGACACTTCTCAAAAGCAATATAGTAGGTGGGAAACAGGTGAATATCCTATCCCATTTGAAAAAGTTATACAGTTAGCAAAATTTTATAAAGTGAGTATTGATTATATAGCAGGACTTACGAATGATAAAAGAGGAATAGGCTATAAAGCCGACAGTAACAGCAAATACAACATAACACAGCAGAACAATAATAGTGCTATTGTAAAAATTAAGGAGTAATAAAGTTGAATAGTGTATATAGTATAATTAGTGTTTTAGATGATACAGTAAAATTAATTCTTGCCACACGTTTAATAATAAATCTGTTAATACTCGCACTTATAGTCTATTTAATCTGCAAATTTCTTGACCTTTGCAAAACTGTTAATGATCTTTCAAAGAGAAACAAGGAGCAAGCGGAACTATTGAAACAGCAAAATGAAACGCTTGTGAAAATAGGACAGATAATGATAAAAATTAATAAGGATAAAGAGGAGTAATCATGCTAGAGGAATTATTTCAAAATGCAGAAACAACAACAGCTATATTCATTGGGTTGAATATAATTTGGCTAGTAATTGTTATTGCTTTAATTATTTGTGTTTTCAACATATCCATAAGACAATCACATCAGGACAGAGGACAAGACACCATAATCAAGCTACTGCAAAACATATCCGACCAACAAGAGGACATACTTGACGAGCTGAAATACCTCAATGACAGCAATGACGTAGACCGACAGGAGCAAGAGGACTACACAGAGCCGAATGACTATCAAGACTTCTGAGTGTCGCCTAATCGGCGAGGATACAAAGTGCTAACCACTACGGAATAATGTTAAGAAGCGGTGCTTGCTTGTCACTCCGATATAACATAATCAGGGCGCAAAGTATGCACAGCCTTACAACAATGTGCAGACCTGCACCCCAGAGGTGGGCGCGTGGCGATGTCACACAAATCTTTTCCCTGCGGTCAAAGATTTGGCGACCGCCACTCAGGCAGGGGGCAGGCAAGGCGCACAGCACAGCTTTGTGCGCCCTGCACCCTCAACATTTAATGCTTCGGACATAAAAAAACGCCCTTCGCACTTCGTGCGTGGGCTTGGGGTGGTAGAGGTCGCCTGTTCAAATCAGGTCACTCCGACCAATATGTAAAAACGGCTTTCCGCTATTGTGGAGAGCCATTTTTTAGTTGTCGAAATATTCTAACACAAAAAAAGCTCCGACGGCAAATCGGAGCTTTTGGTTTTATATTACATCTTCGCAAGCTTTGCAAATTCTGCTTTCAGTGCAGGATAGATCTCTGTGTAAAGCTTGTAGTATTTCTCATACTCAGGTGCTCGCTCTGCTTCAGGCTGCTGTACCTTGTCGGTCTTTACTACTGCCTTACAAGCTTCCGGTACTGATGAGTAAATGCCTGCGCCTGTTGCTGCAAGAAGTGCTACGCCAAGGGCTGGACCTTCTTTCGATGAAGCTGTTTTTACAGGGCAGTTGTAAAGATCTGCGAGCATTGATCTCCACAGCGGTGAGCTTCCGCCGCCTCCGCATGCCATCATGTCGGATACGTTGATATCCATTTCTCTGAATACCTCAACACAATCTCTCAGGGAGTATGATACGCCCTCCATTACTGCTCTCAGCATATCACGCTTAGTGTGCATTGCGGAAAGTCCGAAGAATACTCCTCTTGCGTCAGGGTCAAGATGCGGTGTTCTTTCGCCCATGAGATATGGCAGATAGAGAAGTCTGTTTGCACCAACAGGCACTTTCTCTGCTTCCTTATCCATGAGATAATATTCGTCAACACCCATGCACTTTGCTGTTTCTCTCTCTGCATTGCAGAAATTATCCCTGAACCATTTCAGCGAAAGTCCTGCGCCTTGTGTAACACCCATAACGTGCCATGCGTTCGGTACTGCTGCACAGCAGGTGTGAACTCTGCCCTTTGGGTCGATAGAGATAGAAGAAGTGTGTGCAAATACGACGCCTGATGTTCCGATAGTTGTGAACGCCTTACCGTCCTCTGCAACGCCTGTTCCGATAGCCGCAGCGGCATTGTCGCCTGCTCCGCCTACTACTATAGTACCCTCTTTAAGTCCTGTAAGCTCAGCCATTTTCTTTGTGACCTTGCCTGTTACCTCGCATGACTCGTACACCTTGCCCAGCATTGACATATCAATGCCAAGCGTATCGCAGACTTCCTTTGACCAGCAGCGGTTTGGCACGTCAAGAAGCTGCATACCGCTTGCGTCGGAAACCTCTGTTGCATATTCGCCTGTGAGGATAAATCTCAGATAGTCCTTTGGAAGAAGAATGTGTCTGCACTTTTCATATATATCAGGCTCGTTGTTCTTTACCCAAAGGATTTTCGCAGCCGTCCAGCCTGTGAGGGCAGGGTTTGCTGTTATCTTGATGAGCTTTTCTCTGCCTAGCTTTTCGTTCATTTCTTCAACTTCTGCGGCAGTTCTCTGATCGCACCATATTATGGACTTTCTAAGCACGTTGTTGTCCTTATCCAGCATAACAAGTCCGTGCATCTGTCCAGAGATACCAACGCCTGCAACGTCCTCTTTATTTACGCCGCTTTTGGTCATAACAGCCTTGATAGTGTTTATCATTGCGTTTGCCCAGTCAGCAGGATCTTGCTCTGCATAGCCGTTTTTAGGCTGATACATAGGATATTCAATAGTTACAGAAGAGATAACAGTACCCTTTTCGTCAAAAAGCACTGTCTTAGTGCCGCTTGTACCACAGTCTACGCCGATTACATAAGCCATATTTTTTTACTCCTTTATAATATGTATAGTATCATTTGTGCTCATTAAAACGATTACATTAATTATACAATATTTCTCTCTGAAATGCAATACCCATAAAACGTTTTCGCAAAATTTATCTGCACATAAAAAAAGGACGGTGGGGCTGCCGTCCTGTAAATTTGTTGAAAAAGCTGGTGAGTGGGCGGGACGTCGAGGGCGCCGTCCCCTACAAAACAACGTGTCTGTGTTATTGACAGGATACGGCTCGATATCGTCCATTTAAAGTCTAGTCTGCTTTCTCAAGCACAAAGAATGTGCTGTTGTTTTCGCTTTTCATTTCCTTTATAGCCCAGCCTGCCGCGATCAGACTGTTGAGCTTTTCAACTCGCTGAAATCTGTCCATATCCGGGGCTTTTCCATCATGGGCTTTGTCCTCATTTCTTGAAACATAAAATATCTTTTGCATATATATCCTCTTTCCCTGAGAGTGACAATTGTTCCCCGATTTTTATACAACTGTCGCATTTTATTGATTACATTATACTACACAAATATGGAGATTTCAAGGAATACCAAAAATTTTAACCTCTTTTTAACGCTTTAGTATTATTCTGATTTTTCATGCTTTTCAGTGCTTATTATATATAACGGCATAGGTAAGGTGTAAAAATGCACGTTTTCAGGGCTGCTTTATGTGCTGATATGTACAAAAACTTATGACGAGTGAGTATTTTTATATGACAGCCCTTGACTTTTTTTTATAAAAGGCATATAATAATATTATTAATTTATATATTTATAGTCTTTATAAATAATGAAACTAAGAAACTAATTTATATGGAGGGTTTAACAATGGGTAGAGTATATAACTTCAGTGCAGGTCCTGCTGTACTCCCTGAGGAAGTGCTTAAGGAAGCTGCCGATGAAATGCTCGATTATAAGGGCACAGGTATGAGCGTAATGGAGATGAGCCACCGTTCCAAGGCGTTCGATGACATCATCAAGGAAGCTGAAAAGGACATCAGAGATCTTATGGGTATCCCTGATAACTATAAGGTGCTGTTCCTTCAGGGCGGTGCTTCTCAGCAGTTTTCAGCCGTTCCTATGAACCTTATGAAGAACAAGAAAGCGGCTTACATAATCACAGGTCAGTGGGCTAAGAAGGCTTATCAGGAGGCTCAGAAATACGGCGAGGCTGTTGCTGTGGCTTCTTCTGCTGACAAGACTTTCTCTTATATCCCTGATTGTTCAGACCTCGATATTCCTGAGGACGCTGACTATGTTTATATCTGCGAAAACAATACTATCTATGGTACAAAGTACAAGACACTGCCTAACACAAAGGGTCACACACTTGTTGCAGACGTTTCTTCCTGCTTCCTGTCTGAGCCTGTTGACGTAACAAAGTACGGCGTTATTTACGGCGGTGTTCAGAAGAACGTTGGTCCTGCCGGCGTTGTTATTGCTATCATCAGAGAAGATCTTATCACTGACGACGTTCTCGAGGGCACACCTACAATGCTCAAGTGGAAAACTCAGGCTGACGCAGATTCTCTTTATAACACACCTCCTTGCTATGGAATCTATATCTGCGGCAAGGTATTCAAGTGGATAAAGAAAATGGGCGGTCTTGAGGCTATGAAGGCTCACAACGAGAAGAAGGCTAAGATACTCTATGATTATCTTGACCAGAGCAAGCTCTTCAAGGGCACTGTTGTTCCTGAGGACAGATCTCTTATGAACGTTCCATTCGTAACAGGCGACGCTGAGCTTGACAAGAAGTTCGTTGCTGAGGCTACAGCAGCAGGCTTTGTAAACCTCAAGGGTCACAGAACTGTTGGCGGTATGAGAGCTTCTATCTACAACGCAATGCCTATCGAGGGCGTTGAAAAGCTTGTTGAGTTCATGAAGAAGTTCGAGGCTGAGAACGCATAATCAGATTTGATCGAGGTGAAATTTCAATGCTTCATCGATTGCTTCATATGATAAGCACTGCTGATTTGATCAAAAACAATCCGGACGATTGGCGTGATAAGCTTAATGAAAGAAGTAAGTCAAAAGGCAAAGTTGTTCTCGTTCTTTTCGCTGTAATACTTGTTCTTTGCCTGTTTGTAAGAATTATCACTTAAATAGATGAAAGAGGTTAGTTTAATGTACAACATATTGACTTTGAATAAGATCGCCGCTTGCGGTACAGATATTTTCGACAAGGCTAAGTACACAGTAAGCGACAATGCTGAAAATCCTACCGCTATAATGGTACGTTCAGCAAAGATGCACGATATGGAAATGCCTGAGAGCCTGCTTGCTATTGCAAGAGCAGGTGCTGGCGTAAACAATATTCCAGTTGAGAAGTGCGCAGAGCAGGGAATCGTTGTATTCAACACACCTGGCGCAAACTCAAACGCTGTTAAGGAGCTTGCTATTTGTGCGCTTCTTCTTTCTTCAAGAAAGATAACTGAGGCTGCTGCATGGGCTGCATCACTCAAGGGCACTCCTGACGCTCCAAAGACAGTTGAGGGCGGCAAGTCTAAGTTCGCAGGTCCTGAGATATTGGGCAAGACTCTTGGCGTAATCGGTCTTGGTGCTATCGGCGGAAAGATCGCAAACGCAGCCGTTGCACTTGGCATGGACGTTATCGGCTATGACCCATTCCTTTCTGTAAACGCAGCTATCCAGCTCGAGCCTGCTGTAAAGGTAACTGCTGATATCAATGATATCTACAAGAACAGCGATTATATCACTATCCACGTTCCTTATACACCTGACACAAAGAACACTATCGACGAAGCTCAGATAGCAATGATGAAGGACGGCGTTCGTCTTATCAACCTTGCAAGAGGCGAGCTTATCAACAGTGCGGCTGTTGTAAAGGCTATCAAGGACGGCAAGGTTGCAAAGTATGTAACAGACTTTGCAGATGATGTTGTTCTTGGCGAGGAGAATGTTATCGTTCTTCCACACCTTGGCGCTTCCACACCTGAGTCTGAGGACAACTGCGCAACAATGGCAGCTCACGAGCTTATCGACTATATCGAGAAGGGAACTATCAAGAATTCTGTAAACTTCCCTAATGCAGAGCTTGCTAAAACAGGCGACCACCTTGTTTGCGTGCTTCACAAGAACGTTCCTGCACTTATTGCACAGATCACATCTGTTGTATCTGACAAGGGCGCAAATATCGAGAACCTTGTAAACAAGTCTAAGAAAGACTGGGCTTACACAATGCTCGATGTTACAGGCGACGTTGACGCTGACGCTTTCAAGTCTATCGAGGGCGTTGTTGGCGTAAGAGTTCTTTAATTGTTGATAAAAGAAATTTTATATGCAGCAATGAGGCTGCCCACGGACGAACTGCGTCTTGGGCAGCCTTTTTTGATACAAAAAGCTATAATTTAAGTGAAAAATGGAGGAATTTAAAATGGACAAACTTGTAACAGCAATTTTATTTATCGGAATACCAATGGCACTGACTCAGCTTATTTACAGGATAATTGACCGCAAGGGTAACAAGACCGCAAAGCTTGCTGAGCGTTTTCCTGTGCTTGTGAAAAGAAAGTTTCTTGTGCAGATAGGCGGAGCAATGGCGTTCGTTATCGTGTTCGGGCTTATCTCGCTTCTGCTTGACCTGCCTATCAAGGTGTTTTTCATTGTGTGCGGAGTTGTAGTGGGCGTGATAAACGGCATGGCGGTCACGCTTATGTACAGAGATTAGTCGGTTGCAACGTGGCAACTGGGGCAAAATAAAAAGCTGTCAGATCTGACAGCTTTTTTTGTATGCTTATTTCTTTCTGAAGACCACAAGCTTGCTGATGACATAGTTAAGTATCAGCACAACAACGTTTGCCACTATCTTTGTTACCCAATAGTTGAAGCTGAGAAGTGAGTAGCCGAGCCACATCATGAACATTTCTACGAGAAGAGTGAATATCCTGCCGCCGTAAAATGAAGCCGCTTCGGAGATTATCGCCTTTTTGCCCTCTGCTTCAGACTCGAAAACCCATATCCTGTTGGTTATGTATGCGAATGTTACTGCACATATCCATGATATGACGGTGCTTGTGGTGGAAACTCCGCCCCTGCCTATGCCTGCCTGCTCCAAAAGCACTTTTGAGATGCCTGCGGTCACAAAGCTGACTGCGGTGGTGAGTACGCCGAAAAACAGATACAAAAGCATTTCCTTGTTTTTGACGTAAAAGGGTCTGAACCAGCCGAATATCTTCCAGTCCATTATTTTGTCGAAAATGTCTTTATCTTTCTTTGTCATTTCTGTTATCTCCTTTTGTGCATATGAATATTATGAACACAAAGAATATTATAACTCTTTTACATCGTTTTTTCAACAATACTGTTGCAATTGGTTAAAAAATATGTTATGATAACTATATGTAGTCAGTTTTCATGACTGCCTTTAGTGCTATTTTTATAACTAGGGCAGCAAATTTATATTCTGACCTGAAAGGATAATTTTATTTTATGAAAGTTGTTATCATCGCTGTGCTTCTTATGCTGTCTGCTATTTGTTCTGCAACGGAGACAGCATTTTCTTCATGCAACAGGATAAGGCTTAAAAAACTTGCAGACGACGGAAACAAGTCTGCAAAGAAGGCAATGAACATATGCGATAATTTTGATAAGGCACTCACCGCTATACTTGTGGGAAACAATGTTGTGAACATTTCTTCATCTTCACTTGCAACGGTGCTTTTTACGGAGAAGTTCGGAAAGGGAAGCGTGGGTCTTGCTACTGTAGTCATGACGGTGCTTGTGCTTATTTTTGGTGAGATCTTGCCTAAGAGCCTTGCAAAGGAAAATTCCGAGAGGTTTTCTATTCTTATGGCGGCTCCGCTTTCCGCATTCATGTTCATCATCACGCCTATAACGGCTATCTTTATGGGCATAAAAAGCGGTGTTACAAAGCTTGTGGGCAACAAGAACAGCGAGCCGTCTGTTACTGAGGAAGAACTTAAATATATCATAGACGAGATTCAGGACGAGGGTGTACTTGAAGAGCAGGAGTCGGAGCTTGTGCGTTCGGCACTTGATTTTGACGAGATAACCATAAGCGAGATACTTGTTCCGAGAGTAAATATCGAGGGTGTTGAGCTTCATGAGGATATGGAGAGCATAAAAAAACGCTTTGTGCAGACAAAGTTTTCAAGGCTTCCCGTGTATGACAAGGACTTAGACCACATTGTGGGACTTATCCACCAGTCTGACTTTTTTGAAATGTATCTCAAGGGCAAGACGGACATAAGCCTTATAATGAACAAGCCACTTTACATAACCGAAAACCGCAAGATCTCTGAGATCCTGAAGCAGATGCAGCGCAAAAAGGTGCATATGGCGGTGGTGCTTGACCAATATGGCGGCACGGAGGGCATTTGTACCCTTGAGGATATCATAGAGGAGCTTGTGGGCGAGATCTATGATGAAAGCGACGAGGAGGATACCTCCCTTGTGAAAATAAGCGACGGTGTTTACGAAGCGTCGGCGGAGCTTTCGGTATCGGATTTTCTTGAGAGGACAGGACTGCCGGAGGACACTATCGAAACCGAAAGAACATCTCTCGGTGGCTGGATAATGGATATGCTTGACAGACTTCCTGAGCAGAATGAAGTTATAAGCTGTCCGCCTTTTGAGATGACAGTGAAAATGGAGGACGAGCAGAAAATAGACAGGATACGCTTCAAGATATCCGAAGAGGAGCTTGAAAGCAAGAAGGCGGAGGAAGAAAATGCCTAAGCAGATAAAGAAAGAGCAGATAAAAAAGTCGGAACTTTTATACAGAAAATGGTCTGTTGCAGGGCTTGCGGCAGCGGCTGTGTTCATGGGGTGTATGGCTGGGCTTATGAGCATGATAGTGAAAACCGAGGGAGCAAAAGTGCCAACGATAGTGCTTTTTGCGGCGTTCATTATCTACACGGCAGTGTCGGTGGTATGTGCGGTGCTTGGAGTGAAAAGCTATGTAAAGGACGACTGCGGAGTCTGTCTTTTTCAGGGTATAGTGCATATTTACAGCGTTATAGCCTGCGTAATGAATGTGAGAATGGCATTTATAATACTGTTCTCAGCGTTAGGCTCGCAATCGGGGGTAGATGCCCTTATAGGAAGCCAATCGCAGAACGAATTTATACAAAGTCAGTATGCAAGCTGGATATGTCTAGCCATTGCTACTCTGTTCTCAGTGATACTTGGTATTTTGGCGGTAGTATGGCTTGTGAAAAATAAAAAGAACTGATAAATCGGCTTTGCGTAGGGGCGACCTTGGGTCGCCCGTTATTTTGTATGTTTCACAGCATACAGGTCTTAGAAAATCATAGAGTAAGGAAGAAGAAAAATAATGTTTTTGCTTATACTTGTAGTTGTATGCTACACGATATGTTCCCTTAGTGACAAGTACGCTGTTTCAACGGCAAAATTCAACGGCGACGAGCTTGGGTTCTTAATGGCGGCGGCAACGGCTGTTTTCATGGCTTGCTGTCTGCCTTTCCTCGACAGGACTATTACGCTTAGCTGGCAGTCATTTGCGGCGATAGGTCTGCTGTGCTTGTCGAAGATCCTTGAATTTAAGCTTTCGGCTATTATCCTTGATGAAATATCAGCCTTTGAGCTTAAGGCTTGGCTTGGTATCACCCTTTTCATGTCCTATGCAACGGATATTTTCCTTGGTGAAAAGCCGAGCATTTTCAAGTTCCTTTTTATCGTGCTTACTGTTGCAGGACTTGTTTTTATCGCAAAATCAGGCAGAACGGACAGCGGCAATATAAATTACCGCAGGATAGTTGTTCCTCTGGTGTTCTATCTTTTGGCAAGATACGGCTACGGCATAGTTGTAAGAGCGTCGGAGAATTACATATCCTCAACCATGGCGCTGTTCTTTGCGCTTATACTTATGGCTATCATACTTCTGCCAAGGGCGAAGCCTTTGGAGATATTCAAGAAAAATCAAAAGGGTGCATGGGTGGTTGTGCTTACAAAGATTCCGAATGTGGCAGGTCTGCTTGCGGAGAACGCTGTTATTGCTGTGAGCCTTGCGAGTGCGTCATTTATCCAGCCTATGATACTGTGTTCGCTGTTTGTTATAGCGCTCATAAGAAAAGAGCCTATCACAAAGCTGAGATTTATCGGCAGCGTTATTTGTATGGTGGGCATAATAGGATTTCAAATATGTTAAAAAACAAAACGTCGGACGTTTTCAAATTCGTCCGACGTTTTGTTGTCTGAAAGTTTACAGAAAGAAAGTGAGCGACCAGAGGTCGCCCCTACATTTTGATGTTATGTTTATCTTTCGGTATTGTACATTGCGGCAAACCAGTAATCTTCTTCAAGATAGCTTGTGTCTTTCTTGCCCCATGTAATTTTTATTTTCACAAGACAGCCGTCAATATCCTCTTTTGGAAGCTCCAGCTTTTTGGACTCCTTGGCAAGCACCTTTCCGTCATAGCTGTAGACAGTGTAAAGCACGTCACCGAGCCTGTCCCCTGTGACTTCTACGGACATAGGGGTTTTAAGGGTAACATTGCCGTCCTTATCTATATCTGCCTTTATATTAAATGACGGTACAGAGGAGAGCAGATCTTCAAAGCTCTCTTCAGCGGAAAGGCTCTCGCTCTTGCCGTTGCAGTATCGTGTCTTTTCAGTGCCGGGAAGCTCATATTTGCTTCCGTCACAGGTCAGCGCAACTGAACCTTTCTCCACCTTTGGAGTTATATTTATCACAAGGGCGCAAGCCAAAAAGATAACGGCGGTAAGCAGACCTACAAGTATTTTCCTTTTCATTATTATCACCAATGCTATTATAGCACCTTTTGGAATAATAATCAAGGGCAGTGTTTGAAAATGAGATCAAGCAAATGTAGTGCTACAATAGATATTGG